TGGGCTTAGATGAAATAAACATTGACAAATTTATGGAATGGTTTGATGTAGATTTTATTAAACAGTTAAATCATTTAGGAATGTGTGGTAACTTGGGTGATCCTATAGTTGCAAAGGACACACTACAGATATATGAATACCTACGTGAGTCAAATCCTCACATGGGATTACAAATGCACACCAACGGCAGTGGTCGTACAGACAAATGGTGGAAAGAATTAGCAAAATTAAAAGTAAATGTTGTGTTTGGCATAGATGGTCTGGCAGACACACACGCAAAATATAGAATTAACACAGACTGGAAGAAGATCATACACAATGTTATGACCTTTGTAGACGCAGGTGGAAAAGCAAGATGGGATATGCTGGTGTTTGAACATAATCAACATCAGATAGATGAATGTAGAGAACTATCTAAACGTTTAGGTATGGAAAACTTCTCTGTCAAGCACACTACACGTTTCAAAGACGGAAAGTTTGCTGTGTTAAATGAACAAGGACAACAAATAGATACTTTGTATCCATCACAAAAGAGTAAAGAGATGACCAGCAAAGTAAAACAAGCATCTGCAGAAACATTACCAACCATAAACTGTAAAGCAGTTAAGGACAGTATGTTATACGTAAGTGCATTAGGTACAGTTACTCCTTGTTGTTGGTTAGATCAACAATTTTATCCACCGTCACACGAGAATCGTATAGACTATTTGAATAAAATTAAGATATGGCCAAACTTAAACGACACTAGCTTGAAAAGTATCTTTGCAAGTGGGTACTTTGATCTTATTGCAGGGTGTTGGAACAGTACAGGACTTAAAGAGTGTTCAAAACAATGTGGTAGTTTTGACAAATTAAACGAACAGTTCGTGGAGAGATCATGAAAATATTAGTAGCAGGATATGGAACAGTAGGAAAAGCACATGAAACATATCTAAGACCTTCCTTTGATGTTGAGATATACGATCCAATGAAGGGCTATAACGATATAAGCAAGGACATAGACGGAGTAATCATATGTACAGCAACACCATCATTTGAAAATGGTGCTTGTATAGTAAACTCTGTGTATGATGTAATAAGCAGAGTACCTAACGTGCCTATAATAATTAAAAGCACAATAAGTTTAGAAGGTTGGAAGGCAATAAAACAAGACTTCCCCAAACATGATATTACATTTAGTCCGGAGTTTTTAAGAAACAAAACAGCAACAGAAGATTTAGCTAATTCAGAATATTTTATGTTAGCAGAAGGTAACACACAGTTTTGGAGTACAATATTAGTAACTATGTTTGGTACGCCAACAATTAACCTTTACAATAAAGCAGAAGAATTAATACTTGTTAAATATTTCCGCAACAGTTTTCTAGCAAACAAGGTTGCTTTCTTTAATCAAGTTTATGATCTGTGTAAAGCTACAGGTGTAGACTATGATAAGGTTGCTGAAGGTGTAGGAAAAGATAGACGAATAGGTTCAAGCCACACAGAAGTTACAGAGGAAAGAGGCTTTGGTGGTCATTGTTTTCCTAAAGACATACAAGCAATAATTTATACTGCAAAACAAAACGGCGTTGACTTAACTTTGTTACAAGAAGCATTGGAGTATAATAAGAAAGTTAGAAAATGAGATTATTATTAGTAGCAATTTTTATGTGTATTATAGTTTCGGTAGGAGACAGTAAAGCATTAGATTTAAAACAGTTTTACAAAGAACCTTTAACAGAAACTGATAAGGCAGGTATCATTGCTTTTAATATATTACAAACAATAGAGATGTTACAGACTTTAGAAATAGCAAACAATGACAACTATTATGAAAAGAATAAAATATTAGGTAAACACCCAAATGAGTTTCAAGTTATAACTTATTTTATTGCTAGAGGATTTGCACACTATGAAGCAACAAAGATGATACCTGAGAAATATAGATCCATATGGCATACGTATAATGTTGTTTATAATTATGATGTTATTAGAGATAATCACAGTATAGGAATAAGAATAGGCTTTTAATGAAAATAGATATACACGATATAAAGTTCTGGATGGACGCAATACGTAACAGCGAAGATAAAGAACGTACACTTGAGAGTTTCTGGGACGGTCAGATTAAAAGTAAGCTCTGGCTAATTGAAGCACTTGAAAAACACAAGTCTATTAGAAATGCAGAGTTTGTAATACATGGCGGTTGGAACGGAGTACTAGCTTGTATGATGTTCAATAGTGAACTAGGTTGCAAACACATAACAAGCATTGACATAGATCCTAAGTGTAAAGAAATAGCAAGTACAATGAACAAACGTTATGAGATGGAAGGTAAGTTTGAAAGTGTAACTGCTGATATGTGTGAATATGAATATACTAGAGAGCCTTACTTTGTTATCAATACAAGCTGTGAACACATCACACAAGAACAATACAACACTTGGTTAGACAAAGTACCAGATGGAGCACAAATTATTTTACAAAGTAACAATTACTTTGAATTAGATGAACACGTAAACTGTAGCAAGGACCTTAAAGAGTTTGAATGGAAAAGTAAATTAAATGTATCTGAAAAAGCAGAACTTGAACTGCCTAAGTATACAAGGTATATGTTAGTTGGAAGGAAAAACAAATGAAAGTAAGGGTAGGAGTTAGAGGTAGTGAACTAGCATTGTCAATGGCAGAAATAGTAACTAGAAAATTAGAACAACTAAACTGTACTGTAGAAATTGTTCCAATCAAATCAGATGGAGATATCCACGAAGATAAAGTTATTGCTGATATAGGTGGCAAAGGAGTGTTTTGTAAACGCATAGAAGATGAATTGTACAATGGTGCTGTTGATGTAGCTGTACACAGCACAAAGGACTTACCAACTGTAATGCCAAAAGAGTTAATACTTGCGGCAGTATTAAAACGTAACGATCCAAGAGATTGTTACTTGGGTAAATTCTTTCCAGGTGCAAGAGTAGGAACAGGTAGTCCAAGAAGAATAGCACAACTTAAAAATAACTTTAAGGTAGACTTTGAGATAAAACATATCAGAGGAAATATTGCAACACGCATTAAGAAATTAAATGACGGTGATTATGATGCCATTATTTTGGCAAGAGCAGGACTTGAAATACTAGGATTAGAAAAATATATAACACATACATTTGACTTTGATAAAATGTTACCAGCGGTTGGACAAGGTGTTATTGCTGTACAGACACGTACTATGAGCCCTTACACAGCTCTAGTAAGGCAAATAAACCACTTGGATACATTTTATAGTGTATTAGCAGAACGTACAGCATTGAAGTTCTTAGACGGTGATTGTCATAGTGCAGTAGGAGTACTTGCACAGGTAGTAGGAGATTGTATTACACTAAAAGGAATCAACTACGAAAACATGAAACAGTCTACAGTTACAGGAAAGATATTGGAATATAAACAAATAGGTGAACAAGTAGGATTAGCAATAAAATGAGTAAAACATTTTGCCCACTACCCTGGATACATTTAGCGACACGACCTAACGGAGATGTTAGAGTTTGCTGTACTGCCAATGCCAGTGGTGCGGGTAAACAAGATGAAAAGACAGCAGGACTTGTTAAGAAAGATGGTATTGCTATGAACCTACGTGACCATACAATAGAAGAAGTATGGAACAGCGAACACATGAGAAGAACAAGACTTCAAATGCTCAATGGCGAAATACCTGCCAGTTGTACTAAATGCTTTAATGAAGAAGCAAAAGGTATTTCAAGTAAACGCCAATGGGAAAGTGCAGAATGGAAAGAACGTTTAGACTTTGATAAACTTATTGCAAGTACAAAGGAAGATGGTACTGCACCTGTAAACATTCCTTACTTTGATTTACGTTTAGGTAACCTATGCCAATTGAAATGCGTTATGTGTAGTCCACATGATAGTTCAAGTTGGATTAAAGAATGGAAACTACAGTATCCGCAGTATAAGAACAAGGACCTAGTTGCTGACCAAGGTTGGGACGATCAATATGATTATACCTGGTATAAAAAAGGATCGTTTATAGATTCAATGAAAGACCAGGCACAGCATATACAAGAACTGTACTTTGCAGGCGGAGAACCGTTACTAATACCTGAACATTATAAAATATTAGAGTTTATGGTCGACGAAGGATATGCAAAAAATTGCAACCTACGATATAATTCAAATGGATTAGAATTACCAGACAAGTTATTTAAACTATGGGATCATTTTAAGGAAGTACGTTTTAATTTTAGCATTGACGCATATGGTGAACGTAATGATTATATACGTTACCCAAGCAAGTGGTCGGACGTTGAAACCAACTTAAAGAGATTAGATCAAAATACAAAGGATAATACGGTTATCAATATTGCCTGTGCAATACAATTATTAAACGTAGGTTACATAGATGAATTAGCTGAATGGAAAATGGATCAAGGCTTTAGCAAGATTAATCCATCAATGTTTGGCGGCGGAATCATAGGAACGCATTTGGTTTATTTGCCATTCCT